CCCGGAGGCCACCGCGAACGTAATGTAACTAACCCCGTCAATGGCCACCCCCGCGGACGTGTAGCCCAAGCCACCGCCCTCCGCGAAACTGCCATCCTGTCCCAGGTTGCCGCCGTCGCCGCCTGTGTGGCCGAGGTCTGCGCCCCCGTCCCCACCCAAGGCCGTGCCGCCCGTCTCCCCACCTTGCAGGCCACCCGGGGCGCCGATGCGGTCCCCTGAGGTGTCGTATCCATTGAACCCGGCACCGCCACCGCCTCCCAGGGTGTAGAAGGTACCGGAGGGGATGTCTGTCCCCACTGCGTCCTCACCACCGCCGCCACCACCGCCGATGTCCCCGTAGAGGTAGACCGTGATGGGGTAACGGGTGTACAGGGCGCCGCTGCCATCCTGCCCGGTGCTGGGCCCTGGGTACCCGGCGCCATAACCACCCCGCCCTAATATGTTGGCGTCCGCACTCTCCGCGGTACCCACGTACAGCTCCAAGGTCACAGCGGTGTCATCCCAGTCCCCCACGACCAGGGAGAATTGGCCATCCACCTGCCCGCCGATCCATGCACCGGGGGACAGGTAGAAGCGAACGGTGCCCCCGTACGGGACGGAGCTGTACAGGGAATCGTACAGCGTCCGCAAATTGAGGTTGAAACGGTCCACGTCTATGAACACGTCACGATCGCTGCCCGGGGTGAACCCGTCAGAGAAGCGAATCTCCTGGGCCGTGTAGTGGGCCATGGCCTCCCGGCGCTCCCGCTCCGTGATAATCACAGGGACCGCCTCTAGGGACCCCTCCGTGTCCTGGAACAGGAAATGCCGCAGGGATACCGCGTCCCCCAGCTCGGGGATGCTGCCCCGTGCCGCCCACAGCGCGAAGGTAATCTCCCGCGGTGGGTCCCGAAACCGGGATAGCTTCATTTCGTTGTGCCGCGCGGCTGCGGCCCGGTTGTCAATGGTGATCCAGCGGGAGAATACCTTCCCGTAGGCCGGCAGGTCGTTGTAATCGAGGTTCGCGTCCGCGTCCACCTCAAGCACCTGCCCCGCGAAGTTGGGCTCCTTGTCGGTGCGGTTGGTCACGTCCCGGATACCGTAATAGGTCAGGGACTCCGACAGGCGTAACTGCGGCTGCTCCTTGGCCTGGACACTCTCCGCGATAACCACGTCCTCCGTCAGGAGGGTGGCCTCCGCGTCTACGGGGCGGAGGCTGCGGAACTGCACCACCTGTGCCGCCGGGTCCCACCACAGAGTAACGCCCGCCTGCTCGATCAGCTCGTTTATGAGTTTGTTTACCTCGGTGGGCGCCGCTATCACGTTGGTGTACAGGTGGCCGATGTAGCTATCCGCCTCCGCCTGCCACGCGGGCAGGTTGCACCATGCCGCGTCTATCCCCGGGGTGTAGTCCACTAGCAGCTCGTACACAATATCCGCCACGCTTTGGCTGTCGAACACCTTAACGGCCTGGGCCGTGGCCTCCTCGTCGTGCTCTTGGAGCGTGCTCCCGAACAGGGCACGGCCTGTCAGGGTGAGGGTGTCAGCCACGCGGGTATATGACACTACCTCCTTGTTAGAGAGGCATACCCACCCGGCACCCTCGGTGGTCTCCGTGTCCGCATACTCTGAGTCCCCGATGCCGGTGGGCAGAAGGTCCACAGTGATGCCCACCCCGGTACCGATGGCGGAGGACAACCGCCCCGTACTCGGGAGGGGACACTGGGCCTTTTTGGCGTCGCAAAAGTAGAGAGCGTCCTTTGCCTGAATCGTGATCCCGTGGCCGTCCATAGTGGCCGACGTGATGAAGTAGTGCTCCGTGTACATGTCGGCAAGGTCCTGCCCCACCGTGCCGCGCAGGACGCGCAAGGGATAACCGTCCATGCTCGGGATACGCGCCCGTAACTTGCCCCAGAAGGTGCCGCGGGTGAAGGGATCGAAGCCCCTATCCCCCAGGTATTTGTCTATCCAAGAGTCCCCGCTGGGGTGGTCCATACACGAGACCGTCACGCTCCCGCGGACGCCCATACTCCGCCCCGGGTCGAGCTTTGGTGACGATGGGGTAACGCTGGTGATGTTGGCCAGGGCGTCATAGGGCAAGTTTGGCGTGGGCTGGCACAGGCGTAGAGTCAACGTCCCCGCCGTGAAGTTGGCGCGGTCCTGGCATGTGCGGATCACGTTATAGCACTTGACATCCCCGGTCACCCCGATGGCGGCCGTACAGGGGGAGGTCCCGTAGGTCAGGGAACACCGGGGTATGTCAATCTCCACCAGGGTTATGGCCTCGTCGGTCATACCACGCCCTGGAATGAGAAGGCCGCGTCCATGAGGGCCACGCCCGTGCCTTGGTTAGTGAGGGTGGGCGCGGAGCCTGGGGGAATCCACCCGAATCCTACCTCCAGCGGGTAGGAGGTCGGCCGCCACGCGAAGAAAAACGGGATGCGCCGGGCCGTGGTGCCCATGCCCACCGCCTCCTTGAGAAACGGGGCCATGTGGCTGCGGGCCCAGGCCGCTGTGAGATTCTTTTGGGTCACCTGGGTGGTGGGGTTGGCCCGCCGCGCGACAGCCCCCAGGAATTGCCCGGACTCCGATATGCCCACGCTGGAGGTGTTTTCGTAGCTGTAGCGGATCGGCGTATGCCCGCCGTAGATGTTCCGCTGCAACACCATGACAAGTCCCAGGTACAGGACGGCCATTTCCGGAGCCTCACTGCCCGGGGTGATGGCGAGGCGCCAGTAGCGGTGAGCCTCCCTGTCGAAACGCTGCATCAGTGGCGAGTCATCCGTGGGCGCGATGGCGTCCGCGTGCTCGTCCCAAGTGGCTCCGTCGCTGGACACCTCCACCTGGATGGTGGCTCCGGTGCTGCCCAGGTTGTGCCGGGCGATGCCGATGTAATCACACTGGAGGGCCGCGCCCAAGTCCACGGTGATGTACTGCGGGTCCGTGCTCGTGCCCTTCCACATTTCCGACGTGGTCTCATTGGATAGGTTGGTAACTGGGAAGCCCACCTCCTCCTCGTCGGCCGTGATGTTGTCGAAGGTGATGCGGGTCCGGTAGCCAATGAGGGGCCCGTCCTCGCGGAAGTCCCCGGATGAGCCACTGATAAGGACACCGGAGGAGATATAAATACTCACGATGCCCACTCCACCCGGCCGCCGTCGCGGACGTGCTCTGAAACCCGTTCCACCAGTGTCTTGACCATGCGCGGGGTAAGGAGGGCGTCAGGGCCCGCGCCCTCAAGACGGAGTACCCCGCCAGTCGGTGAGCCCCCGCTCCCGCCACCACCACCACCGACTGGCGCCACCGGGGTGGCCGGGGTGGCCGCCTGACTCGGGGCAGTGCCGGAGCCGAACTTGGTCTTGCTGATTGCCGCAATTTGGGCGGCGCCGGCCACCGCTTGGGCCGCCGCCATGGCGAACGACAGGGGCGGGGGGTATGCGGCCAGTGCCTTGGTGACGCCTTGGGCAGTGTTGACCACCGCACTGGCCATAGCCGCAGCCTTATTGATCTCGAACATAGCCCTGTTTTCCCGGGCCACCCCGGCGGTCATGGCGGTAAGGGACTCCGCCACATTGCCGGCCTTCTGGTCCCACGTTTGTGCGTGGTACAGGGCGGACTCATCCAGAGTCGCCATTTCCATGTCCGTCGTGATGGCGGAGGCGTCGATATACGCCTGCACCATTTCATCTATGTGGGTCTGGGTGGCATCCAGCTCCGCGCGTCGGGCGGCGTCCAGCATGATGGCGCGTTGCTCTTGGTAAATCCGTTCCTTTTCCAGGGCCGCCGCGCGGGCCTCATCCACCACCACGATGTCCGCCAGCTCTTGCGCGGCCTGGGCGTGCTCGATAGGCCCCAAGGCCAGCAGGGCCTTTTTCGTCTCAATCTCCAGCTTGAGGGTGTCTATCTCTTTTTGCAGCGCTGCGGCTGCCCGCGGGTCCGTGGGCAGCGACAGTCCCATGCCGAAGTTGGTAGTGACTGCATTCTTTTGCTGGGTGGAAATGAGTTTCACCAGCTTGGCATTCATGGCCTCCAGCGAGTCCGCGGCCGGCTCGGCCTCACCACGGAGGGCGCCGATAAGGGTGGTAAGCCCTTGCAGGCCAGCTGTGATGGCCGGCGCCACCATGGCCAGCAATTCGACCACTGCTGACTTGATACCCAAGGCCGCGGTACCCGCCGCGTCCCCCATATCGTCCACCGCCTTGATGGCATCGGCGGACACCGGCCCGCCCATGCGTTCAAAATTCGCGCTTATTTCCTCCTGCCCTTCCGCAAATGTCTGAATAAGGGGCAATGCCTCCTTACCAGACTTGCCGAACAGCTCCACGGCGTAGGCGGCCCGCTCGCCAGGGTCGGCCACTTGGGCAATGGCCTCCGCGATGGCGCTAAATTGCTGGTCCGGGGACAGGGACCGTAGCTCCTCCAGGTCCAGCCCCAGCTCCGCCACGGCCTGGGAAATTTCCTTATTACCCTTGGCCGCCTCCACCAGTTGGGTTTGCATCTTCCCCACCAGGGAGGTGATGCCGTCCACACTGCTGCCGGTCTGGTCCGCGGCATATCGCAGGAATTGCAGCTCCTCCGCTGCCATGCCCGTCTGGTCCGCGGCCTTCTGTACCGAGTCCGCAAACTCCAGGGCCTCCCCCACCAGCTTGGTGAATCCCAGGCCCAGCCCCAGGACGCCCGCGACGCCCAAGAGCTTGCCCTTCAGGTCCTCCATTACCTTGCCGGTGTCCAGGGTCTCCTTGCGAGCGTCGGCCAATCCGCGCTTAAGGTCGGAAACGTCCGCGCCTACGCGAAGGAGGATGTCATCTGTTCCGGCCATACTTCACCTTATTGTCCTCGAACCATGCATCTAGCTCGTCCAACTCCGCCTTGGTCATGGCGCCGCTGGTTTTGCGTGCCTGCTCCAAGGAGTCCGCCTGTAGCCACCAAAACTCCTCTAGAGTCATGCCCCAGAATTCAGACGGCGGGATTTTCCAATGCGCCACCGTCAGTCTGTAGGCGTCACGCACCACCGCCCACAGGTCCGGCGGGGCTACGTCGCCGTGGTCTGGGGCTCCTCTTTTGGGGGCTCCGGGGTCTCCTCAGGACCAAACATGAGCACCAGGGCGGTGTGGGTGCGGGTGGCCTCGTTACGGAGGTCTGCCATACGCGCGGACGCCACCACTTGGTCCTCCGTCACGGCCCGGCCGCACACCTTTGCCACGGTGACCAGGGTCACCACAGACGCCACCTCATCCACCAAGGCGTTGGGGCGAATGACCGCGGAGGGTAGGATGCCGGCATCCCGGAATGCCTTGAGGGTCCCGAAGGTGAGGGGGAGGTTAAGCACCTCCCCCAGCACCGTGACCGCGTGCACCGTCTGGCGGGCCATTAGGCCGGGGCCCCGATGGTGAAGGCACCGGAGGAGCCAAAGGAGTAATCGAAGGACGTTGCGTCCTCCAGCTCCCCGGCCACCTCGGCCGCCGTGAACTTGAATGACCCCTCAATTTCCACCACGCCCGGTACCACGAAGCGCATGGATAGGGTTTCCTCATTCTCCGAACGGGCCAGGAGGGTGATGTCCTTCAGGAGGCCGGACAGTTTGAGGTCACAGGACCGGAGACTGTCCACGTCATCCAGGTAGGCGCGGAATCCATTGTCGTCATCCGTGGTGCTGTCAATTGGCTCCTTGTTGATTGAGATTGACTTGGACTTGAGAGCACCCACGGCCACCTCCTCCGTGGAGGACGGCGGGGTGTAGTACACGAGGACCTTTCGGCCGGAAACGGCAGGCATTTTGGTTACTCCAGTTGGTTACGCGGTAGTCGGGGCAATGTCATCTAACAAGACGGTCACCCGCACCATTGCCCGGGTGGTGCGACCGTCGTCCAAAATGTCGGTGGAGGGCTGACTGGTCCACAGGTCCACGAGGGTGGCGGCCCCCTCCAGGTCCAGCCCCTCACCATGACCAAGAGTGCTGCGGATCGCGTCCGCCAAGACCAGGGCCTCACGGGTGCCTAGGTAGCCGCTTATCACGGTCACCTCAATGGCCACCCGGCCTCCGTCGCTGTCCGACGTGTCCCACTGGTCCCCGCTGGCCTCGGCCACCAGCACATAGGGCATGGTGGCGTCTTGGGGGACTTGACTGTACACCTGGGCAGGGGCCAAGGCCGATGCCAAGGCGTTCACTATGGCTGCGTGTAGGGTAGCGTTCATTTGCTGCGCGCCTTACGAATCTCGGCAATCAGCCGCGCGCGGAGGGCTGCCTCCAGCCGCTTGACCACGCTCCTGTCGAAGTCCCCCCGCGCCTGCTGGAGGATGGGCTCTTGGTAGTTGGCCGCCGGCATGGTGCCGCGGCTCGCGCCCTTTTTCGTGCGGCGTGCCTTGGTGCCCTTCTCCACGATATGGGAGTGATACCCCCGGCCGCTGGTGGACCCGTCGCGGGAGATATACACCTTGGCCCCGCCCCCCGCCATTGACTTGGCCTTGGTGGCCCGCTTGAGGTTCCCGGTAGCCCCGCGGGGCGTGGCGCTCCGCAGCTTGTCACGGGTCTCCGCGGCGAATCGGTAGAAGGCGGTACGTGCCGCGGCCTTCGCGTACTTGATATGTGGGGCCGGTTCCAGGGCCCTTATCATGCCGTCAATACCCGCGTGCCTGAGGCTTAGTTTTATCACAGCACTTCCCCCGCCACCGCCTCCAGCTCTTGGAACACGGACTGGGCTGTAACCGGGGACACCCGGCGGATGTTGTACGTCACCCCGTTGTGTACCAGTGTGTCCGTGGTCTGGATGCCCAGGGCCGCGTAGACCACAAATAGCACCTCGGACACGGACGCCAGCCCGTCTCCCACAAGCCGCTCCGCTCCGCGCAGGGGGCGGACCTTGGCATAGTGGAACAGGGACACATTGGCCGGGTTGCGGACGTCCGTCTCCGTGAATCCGCCCGCCCCGTCTGTCACCCGCGTGGGGCGGGTGAAATAGAAGGGCTCGCACAGATCGTTGGCGTTGTAGTGCTCCATTAGTCGGTGCTCCCTGCATCCACACCTGGAGCCTGGAACTTCAGTAGGGTGTACATGACGTGAGGATTGCCGCGCACCGTCACGTTGTCCCCGTGGAAACGCCGGTCCACCACGTACAGGACGGCCTGTACCAGGGCGGCCCGGGTAATCTCCTCCTCCCCGAAAGCCGCGTAAAAGTCCTCCATGGAGCCCAGGGAGCAATAAGCCAGTATCTCTCCCTCCGCAATGTTGGCGAGGTAGGTAAGGCGGGCGTCCTGTGCACTGTGCGTGATGTTCAGGACGGACTTGAGCAATTCGAGTGATACGATTTGCACGACCTTACTCCTCCACGTCCATTGCTTGGGCCGTGCGGCGGGAGCCGCGGATTACCAGCTCCCAGTACATGGCGCCGGCCTCGGTGCCCGGCTCCGCGCCAATCTCCTCCCCTGGGTCATAGGCCCGGTGGGTGTCGGGGGTGCCACCCAAGACAGCCCCGGGACGCCACACCCGGGCCCACAAGGCACGCTTGTGACGGACCAAGACGCCGTGGTGTGGGTAGGCATCCTCCGCCCGCCACTGGCCGCCGTAGGGCGCCACGCGGTCTTGGGGCGAGTCATCGTCGCCGTCCTCCGGGTCCTCCTTGGGCGCCGGGTCGGTGCTGGCGCCTGGGGCTGGCTGCCCGCCTGCCGGCGGGGGCCCGGCAGCGTCGCGCTTCTGTAGCGCGGACAGGGACCAGTTTTGTTGCTGCATGTACACATCATCCCCTCCCGTGACGGCAGGAAGGGACCACTTGCGCCGCAGCTCGTTGGGCGCGGCCACGCCCTTGATAAGGATGGCGTCCACCTCAGCCCGCGTCTTGCTGTCCAGGCGCAGGAGGTTGGCCTCGTCGAATTCTATGGCCGTGTCGGTGGGCAGGCCCAAGCCGTGGTCCAGGAGCTCCTCGATGTCCTCGACAATCCACTGGAGGGTGTCCTGATAGTAGGCAATCTGGCGGGCCTCAATGTCCCCGGCCGGTGCCGGCTCCAATCCCACCTTCCACGGGGGCACGTCAAACGCGGCGCACACGTCCACCGCGGCCAACTCGGCAATCTCCGCGGCTTGGTTGTCCACGTACTTGGCCATGAGCTGATCCACCTTTATGGATGCATCCACCACGGCGGCCCGGTGCTTGGGCATGTTGCGCCACGTGTCCGCGATGGTACGGCGCTGCTCGGAGGGGGTGCCCTCCGGGACGGTAATCACGAGTGGGGGAACCGCCCCGTTTTCCGTGAGGGATGCGGAGTTAGACACCACGCCCTCCCGCGCCCGGCTGGCCGTGATGGCCCGCGACAAGGGCGGGCAGCCCAAGAGGGGGTGCCCCAGCGGCATATAGGGGTGGTGGATCATGTCCGCCGCGGTAATGTAGAAGGTGTCCTCCGTGATCTTAGCCAAGGGCTCCTTGGATACTTGGTACCAGACTTCCCCGGTGTCCGGGGTAATCATCGGGGTAACCCGGGACGGGTCCAGGACAATCAGCTCCTCCACCGTGCCGTTACGCCCGTAGAGCTTGACCACGTAGGCGTTACCGGCCAGGAGGAGGGAGTACACCCAGGACTTGATAAACAGGCCCCAGGTCTGGAAACGGTTGGGCCGGCGGATAAGGCGGCTCCACAGTTGGTGCTCCCCCTCCTGCCATATGCCCGAGACCAGACGCTTGACACATGCGCCCATCTTGCCGATGTCCCCCGCCACCCGGCGGATGCAGGCATAGACAATCGCGGTATTGGTGCCCTCTGCCACGTCACCCGTGGCGGTCTGGGCGTCGTGTTGCTGCCATGCCCCAGGGCGCCAGTCGAAAATGGTCCGCCACGTGCCGCCGTAGTCCCCCACCATTTCGATGGTCGGCGGGACACGCTTCAGCCGCGGGAGGGCCGCCTGTCGCTGGGTGAATGGGACGTGAAAGCCTAGGATTTTCATTGAGTGCCCTGTTTACCTGCCCTGGAGAATGGGGGCCCTGTTAGGGGCCCCCATGCCATACACTGGCCGTGCCGCTTATTAGGCGGTCGCCGCCACGCCGTCGTAGCTGGCGGTGTGGACACGCGCCGTCACGATGGTGGAGGTGCGGCGATACTGCCAGTTGACATCCCGGATGGCCTTGATCGCCACCATGTCCGTCTGGAACATGGAGACCATGCTCGCCGACTGGGCCGTGGGGGTGACACCCTCGCCGGTCGGCGAGTCGTCGGCCTCGATGGTGGCATCTTCCGACAGGGCCACACTGATGCCGCTATCGTCGATCACCCACACATCGCTGGGCTTGATCAGGAGCAAGTTACCAGACGCCACGTTGTCCCCGGTCACGTAGGGCAGACCGTTGAGTACGCCACCGTTCATGGTCACCTGTCCGCGGAATGCCGGCTGGCCATCCAGCGGACTGAGGAGGTGCGCAATCTGGTTTGCCAGGGTGCGATTGGAGACATACTTCAGGTCTCCATCCGCGTTGAGCCCGGCCACCAGGACGCCCGTGAGGTACGCGAGGTCCGTGTACAGGTTTTCCAGGGAACCACCCGCCGACGCCTGACCGGTGATGCCGTTCAAGAGACCGGCCGGGGCGATGTTGTTGGACGCCGCCGTGGCCGAAAAGGCCAGCGTGTCCACCGCCTTGGAGAGGGCCTTGACCAGTCCGTCACGGAACAGCATTTCCGCGGCCGGGGCACTGCGCTCGATCAGGTCGCGCGACAGGTACGTGAGACCGGCCGCCTTGAGGCGGGAGAGGTCCACTGAACTGTAGCTGCCGATGGACACCGGAATAGGGCGCTTCTCACCGACGAACCCGCCACCAAAGGCGCCATCCTGTCCCTTGATGCGAACATCAGCCGGGACGCGGCGGAAACCCATTTGGTCAAACAGGGTCTTGCCGTGCAGGTACTCGATGAAGTCCCCCGTGTACTCCGCGTCCAAGGCCCGCAGTTCCGCACCGGCTTCACCGGAGAGGATGGCGCCACCCTCGACACCAGCAGCCAGACGGCGGGTGTGGGCCGCGGCGAGCTGGGCCAGCTCGGGACGGTTGGGGTACAGCGAAGCCATGAGACCGGCCACGTTGAGTACTTCGCCACGCTTGAGGGCCAGACCCGCACGGAGGCGGGCGAGCTGGAGGCGGGCAAACGACTGTCCTGGGAAGGCATCGCCGTTGCGCTGCTCGCGTGTGGTACGGAGGACGGTCGGGGCCGCCGGGATGGCCACCGGGGCGACGCCACGGGGGCGGGCCGGCTCGGCCTGGGCTGCGGCCTGGGCCGCGACACGGGCCGCCTGACGCTCCAGGACACCCTGGGTTTCGTTCAGGGCCGCATCCTCGCCTTCCAGCGTGGTAATCTCGTTGACTTCCTCGGTCGTGAGGGTGCGCGATTCGGTCTCGACGATGCCGGCCAGGGCGGCCAGACGCTCCGCGATGGCCTTCCGGCGCGCAATGATTGCTTGCAGGTTCATAGGTCCTCGATGTGTTGATGGATGATTAGCGGGGGATGCGAAAGGCGCCGGGCCGGTTGCTGACGCGCACTGACGGCGCCAGGACTTTCGCGCCCGCAGGATCACGCACGACCGGCTGCGGGGTTGGGGCCGGCTCGGGGAGCGTGGGCTCCTCGGTTTCCAGCTCCAGAGATTTGGGGAGGGGGACGCCCGTCAGGGCGGCCACGGTGCGCCGGGCGTCCAGGAGGGCCTTGGCCTTCTCCTTGTCCAGCGGCGCGGACTTCTCGTATACGTCGGCGAATCCCAGGGAGACCGCTTGGTCGCCGGTCCACCACGTACCATCCGCCCCGTCCGTGCCATCCAGGGCCTTGGTCCAGGAGTCACGGGGGAACGCCTCTCCCGTCTTGCCGTGGTAGATGTCCAGCATGGCCTCCCGCAGGGTGTCCAGGACACCGGCCTCCGCACGCAAGGCGCGGGCGTTGCCACAGACACATGACCAGGGGTTATGAAGCATGACCGTAGTACCGGGCTTCATGGTCACGTGGGGGCTGGCTGCCGCGACCACTGACGCAATGGACGCGGCCACCCCGTCAATGACCACCGGGAGTTTGGCGTCCGCGACGCGGGCCGCGATGGCGACGCCCACCGTTACGTCCCCGCCGTTGCTATTGATCCGCAGGACCGCGCGGTATCCCTTCGGGATGCGGTCCAGGGCGCGGGCAAAGCCCACATCCGACACTCCCATGCCCAGCCATTCGCAATACATCTGCGGCATGATGTCAGCATAAAGGCGAACCTCCGCGTGCTCCTCCTCCTCGTACAGCACCACCTCCGGCTCCCCGTAGGTCTGTGGGGTGGCCTCTTGTAGGGCCTTCTGTACGAAACCAAAGGCCCTGTGCATGTAGTTGAAAAAGGCGGTGCGGGCGGCATTCATATCAGTTGAATCTCCAAGGATGTAGGAGGAGTCCGACGCGAGTTTAACCATGCGCCGACTGCAATAGCAACGGCCACGAAGGCATCTATCCGGGCCCTGGGGTGTTTCTTGGCCATGGTGCGCGCGTTGTCGGGACCCTGGGCCACCACATTACCTGCACACATGTTCAGCACCGGGTTATTTGGGTGCCAGAAGCCACCACCCAGGATGCGGGTCTCCATTTCCCTCAGGATGGGCGTGATAGACGCGGAGCCCATGCCGATAGGGAGCCAGTAGTTTTCTAGGGTGGGCTTGGCCATGCCGGCCTCGCGGAGGCAATCCTGGAAATGGGCCCAGCCCCAACGGTCGAAGCCTGCCTTGGCCACGGTGCGCTCCTGCCATAGCCGGCGCACGTAGGTGGCCACCGTGGGGTAGTCGATTGCCTTACCGGGGACGGCTTGGAGGTGCCCCTGTCGCACCCACGTGTCATATGGGACCTTATCACGGAGAGACCGCTCCCCAAGGCCGTGCTGGGGAAGCCACGCTTGCGCCCACAGGTTGAGGATGCCCGGCTCCTCCTTGGTTTCCCAGCACGCCCCCAAGGCCGTCAGGTCCCCCACGCTGGACAGGTCCAGCCCCAGGTAGATGGGCACGCCCTTGGGTGGTAGGGCCAGTCCCGGCTTGGCCCGGATGTTCCACAGGGGCCGCGAGACAAACAGCGCCGACTGCTCCACCCGCTGATTTAGCGTCAGGTTGCGGTAGGTGGGCTCAAATGACGGGAGCCGCCGGGCCTTTAGTGCGTCCTTCCGCAACTCCTCCAAGTTGCACAGGACACCCGCCTCCGGGTTGGCCGCGTACAGGGCCGCGTCGCTGAATGGATATGCCGGGTCCGGCGGGGTGGCCCACGCCTCCGGGGGCTTGCCCAGCTCGGGGACGCCCTCCTCCCTCTCCTTGCTGGCCACCGACAGGAACAGGATAACGTCCTCATCGTCAGGGCGGCGCAGGGCGTCATCTATCAGCAGGGAGAATAGGTCGCCGTCATTCGCGGCCTGGGTGCTGATCCACACCGACAAGGGGCTTGTGTGCGCCTTCATGCCGGTCTCGATGGCGTCTATCAGTTTGTCCGTGGGGCCCTCGATGGCGCCCACCTCATCATGCACGGCCACCGCCGGGGACCCGCCTAGTTTGGTTTTAGCGTCCCGGGACAGCGCGGTGTAGCGGGTGCCCAGCTCCTGGACCGCGTATTCCTTGCGGTGCTCGCGCAGCTCCACCACCGCGGACAACGTGGGACTGGCCTCAATGCTGTTCGCGCAGTAGTGGTAGGTGATGGCCGCCTGATCCTTGACGCGGGCGGTGGTCACCACTTGTTGGTACTTGCGCGCCTCGGGGCCGATTGTGTGTAACTGCACAATCATGGACGCCTTGGCCGTCTTGGCATTCTTGCGCCCTTCACTGCAAATGAAGTGGCGGGGTAGCCGGTCCTCCCACTGGTACAGGCAACGGAACTGGGCCTTTTGATAGTCGGTTAGCCGGAGGGGCTGTCCGGCCTTGGGGCCGTCCGGGATGTAGCAGTGCCGCTCCAGCCACCGGATATTGCGCCGGGCCCGCTTACTCCACGGTGGCAGGGGCCGGGCGCCGGGGGCGTTACCGTATATCAAGCGGTGTCTCCGTCATCCTGGGGGAAGTCCTCCCACGGGGCTAGGGGTCGGTCCTTCGCCTCACTCCGGTCCTGCCGTGACTGCGGGGTCAGGCGGAGACGGGTCATTAACATGGCGACGTTACGCACCTCCGCGCCTATCGCCACGTCATAGGCCGTGATGTCCTTAGGCCCGGAGTCCGGGTCGGCGATGGCCACCTCACGCTTGTTGTACAGGACCCGGAGGTAACACGCACTCACGACGTAGGCGTGTAGTAGGGGCTCCATCCCGGGGACCAACCAGGAGGCGGACTGTGCCTCTATCGTTTCGTCCCAAAGCTGGGACTGGGCCTTGGTCAGGGTGGTGGGCTTTACTAGGGCTCGCCGTGCTTTGTGATTCTTGCCCTTCCGTCCCTGCGCCATGCCGTCTCCGCCTTAGTTGGGTGGTGGGCATGGACCTTAGCATAAACCGCACGGGAGGGAACCCTGTCATAGTCCCGCGTGGTGGGCCCCTGCCAGACGGCGGAGCCGGGGGTACTCACATAATGGACAAATTCCTCACAGGCCAAGAGCCGGGAGGCACACCGTTTGGCATGGAGGCAAGGGGAGCACGGACTCCCCTCCTCCATGATGGACACCGCGGTACCTCGGGGACGGCTCACAGGCGATGACGGCGGGCATTATCCAGCCGGTCCCATTCGCGGAGCATGTCCTCCACGGCATTGCGATAGGCGCTCACGACAGCCAAGCGAACACCGCGGCCAGGACCAGCGACACCGGGACCATGCGCAGGCCCACCCACACCAGGACTCCATCCTGGGCCGCCGGGTTGAACATTTCATGGTTGGTCATCTTCGTCTCCCTGGGGTCCGACATTGGCCCCGTGTTGTAGAGAGTATCGGCTATCTGGGCCCTTACTTGAGTGATGGCCGTCACAGTTTTGTCCCCTGACTGGCGCCTATCGGTTGCCGCCAGACGCCCCTCCAAGACGCACAGCTCACACCGGCACGGCGGGCGGTCGGCGAGGCCCGCGGTACACCGGAGGATACCAAACTCCGCCCGGCTCATCCCTCACCCCCGGCCCGCTTGAGGGCGGCGTTGCCGCAGTCGAAATTGGTATCGGCGCAGTAGTCGAACCCTGGTTCGCCAGCGCGCTCGCCATAGTCAACGTCGCCGCATGATTCGCATTCGTGAACCGCCTGCGAATTTCCGCAGCCTTCGCCGAACGGACACGCACGGCCACCGATGGACTTCCAGTTGTGGCCGAGCACTGCGCACTGATGCTCGCCACCGGCCAGCACTACCGCCTCGGCCAAGAGCCGGTTCAGCGACTGCGCGCTCATTCCCGCCCCTTCGCGTTGAGGGCGGCGTCATTTGCCACTTCGTCATGCAACCATTCGGAAGGGTCATAGCCGAACGCATCACAAAGAACCTGGATCCTGTGGACGTGATGCGCGATGAGTGCAACTGCGTCATCGTGGCCAATACCTTGCTCGTCGATTGCCGAAAGCGCGGCGACTTGCTTCGCCAACCCCCTCTCCCGCTCTTTGGCGCGGGCGAGGTCGGAGGCGATGACGATCATGTATTGCTCTATCTCGGTGATCGCGTCTCTATGCGACGAGAAGCGACTGACGCGGCGAAGCTCCGAAAGATTGTCGAACAGCACACGCACGTTGAAATTGTCCAATCGCCGCGCCTTCTCGGTGTTCGTGCTCATGGCTGGCTCCGTGCGGCGCATTTACACGCCTCGATACTTTCGGACCATGTTCCGGCGAATCGCGGCGCAACGGTGCAGCCTGCCGCAAGCCATCTGCCTAACAACCGGCTCATGTCAGAACGCTCGGTACGTTCAGAGTCCATGGCACCTACGACCGCGCCACAGCGACAAGTTGCGACGAACCCAGTGGGCGGCTGCTGCGCCTTCTCGGTGTCCGTGCTCATGCGGTGCCCCTTTCCGCCGGAACCACCCCGGCACAATGGAACGTCACCGCCGTCTCCCGTATGGCGGCCTCTATATCCTTGGGGCTCGCGTTGGGGAACACGTCCCGCAGGAGGAGCGCGGTGGCGATTGGGTCCGGGTCCTGTCCCAAGCGGGACAGGGCGGCGTGGAACAGCGGGGATTTTGCGCGCAGGATCATTGGCTGGTTACTCCCTCGGGGGCCGCGGGCGCCCCCGTTTATTGGTGTGGGGTTAGGCGCCGCGCCGGGCGTGGAGGGTGGCCACGATGTCCAGGACCTCCCGATGGCCGCCGTTGATGGGCTCGGCCGTATGCTGGCACTCGGGGTACAGCTTGGCAGCGGCAGCGAGCGCACCAGCCACGAGGTCTGGACGGCCCACCCAGTTGCACACCAGCTGTCCGGCGTCCCAGGTGCGTATGATTACGTGGGTGTAGGTGCGGGCCGTCTGGCGGGTGTGGACCACGCCGTCCGCGGTCTGGTGCTTAATGATTGGCTTGGGCATGTGCGTTGCTCCCTTACTTGGTGATGGGCTCCACGCGGAATGCTGCGCGGGTCAGTTTGCCGTTGGACATCGCCACCAGACGCCCCACCATCCGCTTGGCCGCGGCTTCCGTCTTGTGCTCGGAGCACAGACCGCCCGTCTGGGTGTTGACTACTCGGTAGCTGTATTTCGTGGTGTCCATGGGTAGGTAGTATACACCGACTTACTGACTTGTGTGTGACACGTCTCCCACTTCCCACACTACCGGGGCCCTCCTGGGGGCACGTCACACTTCGGGATGCGGCGTTGTCCTACAAAACATAATGGCCTGTCCTACATACCCCTAGAAACCGCGGGGGCATAATACCGGCGTACTCACCAGGAGGACGATAAGGATGGACCACCAGACACAGGCCCCGCCGCGGGTCAAGCAAGATTTTTCCGTAGGTAACACGGTCACCATCGGAGGGGCCAAGTACCGGGTGACCGGTCACAAGCCGGCCCCACGCAAGGGGGAGGCGGCCATAGTGGAGCTGGTCACCCATGACCTAGCCCGGCGCTATGAGTGGCAGCCCTTCCGGGGACTGCGGGTGATCGGTGCCCCACCCAAGCGTATCCGCAAGCGAAGGGGTAAGGCCCGGGAGGCCACCACTCCCCAAGTGGTGCGGGTGTCCCTGTGGAGCCGGATGGTCCGGGCCCTGCGGAGGCACTAAGGAGGGAGTGGTCCCCGGGGCTCACCAGGGCGCCGGCCAGGGAGGAGGTACCGTCGCCAATCCTCCCCGGGGACCACTCGGGTGTATCCTGCCCCAGGACCCAAGGTCCCCGCAAGGGACCACACAGGGGCCAGGGCACACTCCCGGATGCCTGTCAAGACCCTCCCCTGATTGGACAATAACAGGCCGTTTATAGGCGGACTTCGGGCCCTACCCAAGGGCAAGGTAGCGGGGTACTCCTGCGCCCGGCCTGGGGCTCCTCCGTGGCGTATACGGGCCCCCTGTTATGGTGCATGGCGGAGGCACACCTGGGACCAGGAGTCAAGCCCTGTTTCGGTGCAGCGATTACCGCGGGGTGGGTCACAGAATTCCCGGGTGGTCCCCGGCGGGGCCTTGACAGGGAGCCCGGGGTGTGGGTCCCACAGGTGGCCCACAGGGACCCGGATGTGTCAATACCCAAGCAAGTCCCGTGCCACATCCAAGGCCCACCAGAAGCCCCAGGAGCCGCGATCTCTCCCTACCCTAGGCCAGGGTACCGGGTGGGTACTGCGCCGCTCCTAGGCCCTCTCCGTGCGCTATACGTGGTGTCCCGGTGGTCCATAGCCGGGCCCGCCTGTCAAGCCCCGGAGGGTGGGTAAATGTAAGGTTTACTTTACACTGTCGGAAAATCTTACAGTACTGTATGGGTATACAGGGGGTCCGATTTGTGGAGAAACACGCGAATCGTGGTAACCCCCGTGGTTTAACGGCCTCCCTCTCCTAAGGGTTACCCTCCCCCCGGTGGTGTAGTGTGATCCAGTTCACACTTTCACAATCTATTTTCTTTTTGTTGCATAGGGTATTGACACCCTACCCTAGGCCATGCTAAAAGCAACCCGGGGTTGCCGGGGTACACCCTACTATTACCCTATATGTACCTAGGTATACCTAGGATTACCCGGGTATCCCTCTATGTACCTATGTATGTACGTAGTACATACCCTATACATACCGGGGTATCCCAGAAGTACCCTACTTCTGCATAACAATAATCCCATGTCCTACAGGTAGGCGCGCGCAAGCGCGCTACCATGGATTACCTAGGATGTACAGGGAGGGAGTGTGGCGGGTAGGTCAGATGGTCGGTATCAGGCACCAGACCCTACCCCTTGCGGGCCTGGACACCCCAAGGCCACCACGTGCCAAGTGTACCAAAGAAAAGGCCCAGGGGGTTAGCCTGGGCCAAGGGTAAGGACCGGCAGGCCCCTATGTGGCAGTCCCCAGGGAGGGAGGGACTAACCTTGTATGACCTTAGTCTACAGGGGAAACGCCCCTGTGGACTACTGCTTGTATGTAGGTGAGGGTTACTTCCCCTCCTGTGTGAGTTTCGCTTGGTGCCGCTGGGCCAGCTCCCGGGTGTCCTGTGCTGCAAGGTGTACGTAGCGGTCTACCGCGTTGGACTTCCACCCACCCAATGCCTTGAGCTGGTGAGCGTTGGCGCCCTGGGATGCCATCGCCGTGGCCGCGGTATGCCTCAGGGCATGGAACGGCCGGGGCATGTTGAGGCCGGCCCGCTGGAGCGCCTCATGGAGCCTGGGCAGGTAATCGTAACGGCCATACCGCTTGTGTTTGTGAGACCAGCGGCCGGGGAATACTGGGGTGGCCAGTTGCTCCGCGGTAGGTCCCCAGCAATCCCGGAACCGGCTGGCGTGGTACACCTTGAGGGCCAGGAGCGCCTCACCGTACACCCAGGCCACCCGGGCCTCCCCATTCTTGGTGTCCTCGAACATGAGCCGGCCTTCCGTCTCACCCAGGTCCACATGGCTCCAGGTGAGCCCCAGCAGCTCCCCAGCACGCGCGGCGGTGCTCAGGGCCACCAGGGTGAGGGTGTGGAGCTGAGGGTCCTTGGCGGTCTCCTGGAGGAGCTTGGCGCGGGCCTGGTCGGCATAGGCTTTGCCCTTGGTCTTGCCCTCGGGGAGCTTGGACAGTCCGGTGAACGGGTTGGCGCCAGGCTGGAGCCATTCCCAGTCTCCACACACATGGCCGAACACGGAGGACAGGGCGGCCATGTAGCGGTTCACGGTGGCCGGGGTGCGCTGGTACTGGGGGGCCTCGCCGGCCGCCTCGGAACGCTTGGAGCCCGGGGTGGCGCGGGCATACTTGCCCTGGAGCAACACCAGGCGCTGGTCCGACAGCCAGCCCCGGCTCACCTCGCCCACCTTGCGGGTGCCGTGGGTGTTCATCCACCAATCCAGGGTGAACCCGTACATGGCACCATTGCGCATCCTGGGGAGGACCTCGGCGCGCCAACGCTCGATGGCATCGGCAATGGTCCGCTTGCGCCCCTCGGTGCCCTTGAAATGGCGGCCTTCCACCATGGCGGCCTCGATGGTCGCGGCCCATGCCTTGGCCAGGCGCTTGTTGGGGAACGTGGCGCCCTGGGGCGGGAAACCGGCCTTGCGGACCTGGACCTGGACGGAGACGGTGCCGTCCTTGGCGGTGCGGGTGCGGTATGTTGCCATTAGCGGGGGTCTCCGTAGCGAACGGTTACCGCCAGGTTGCGCGCCTGGAGGCGCTGGACACACTCCAGCACGCGGGCCACATGGTGAGGAAAGGTGGGTGTCCACCAGACTACCCAGAGGCTACCGCCGTGGGGGTGGGCCTCCCGGCGGAGGTGAGGACGGTCCGGGGATACACCCGGGGGTGGCATGGTGTAGCGAGGGCGGCGGGTGGTCATGGATCAGCCTCCCCGGACCTGGACATAGCCCAGGCCGTTCCAGGCGTACACGGTCACGTCATGGGCCGCGCCCGCCAGCTTGGGATTGCCCTCCAGGCCGTCAGCCAGGGCCATGGCGGAGCCTATGGTGTCCGTGTAGGCGTGGTGGCTGTGGTGGCTGTCCCGCCAGGTGACGCGGTACTGGCGGATGGAATCGTCATGCTTGTAGTTGCGGGGCATGGTGTTCTCCCTGGGTTAGGACTTAGGGATGGGCTGTATCAGGTAACGCCAGTCCTTGGTCAGCCGGCCCTGTTTGGTGGGCTCCGGCTCCAGCTTGCGGGTGTGGTTGAGGGCCCGGCGGTGGGTGGGGAATTCCGCCACCACCGTGCCGTTGGCCGTGTCGATTACCTGGTACCAGTTGCGTGTTTCCATGGCCCTACTGTGCCACGGCTGTGCCAGGAGTAAATAGGGGGTGCGTCACACTTTGCCTAAGTATGCGCACCCGTTGGAGTTATTTGGTGGGCCGTCCCCGGCTCGAACGGGGGACCTACTGATTAAGAGTCCGTTCACAGCACCCCGGCACACAATCCGGCGCCCCGGTTGGGGCTATTCGCAGGGTGTCAGGTGGGGGGCCGTGGTGGGTAACTGTGCCCCCTTGTGTGTCATGGTTGTGCCCAGGCTACGCAAAAAGCCGCTCCACGAGGGGCGCTTTACCGCCTCTCCGCATGGCCACCTGGTGGGGTGTGACCTCCGCCACGAGCCGCCACCCCGGCGGGGCCGCCTCCTCCGAAACGTACACCCGGACCTCTCGCGCCCGCTGGCGCCCGGCCCACGCCCAGAATTCCGTGCTGTCGAAGGGCCAGCCCTCTCCGGGGGGCGTGGTGCCCCGGTATGGCGGGTCACAGTAGAGCACGGCTCCAGGAGGTACGGGGACGTCCTGGTAAGCCCCGTGGCGGAATTCCACATTCCGGAACCCCCTGGCCAGCGTCATGGCCTTGGCGAGCCCCCGCGCACCCGCACCCGCGTAATACCGGCCCTGGGCGGGGTTGTCCTTTGCGTACCCTCCAAACCATTTCCCCCCGAACGAGCACGCGTACCCCGCGAAGCATCGCAGGGCGGAGGGGGCAACGTGCCGGAGGGACTTGTACTCCTCCAGGCTCACGGCCTCCGGGGGCTGCCACCCGTCCCGCAGTGCCGCGAAAAGTAGTGGCAAGTCCTGGTGTAGGTCGCTGGCCAGGACTCTCCCGAAGTGTGGCGCAAGATGGGCCGTCATGGCACACCCGCCCATAAAGGGCTCCACAAGTAATTCCCGGGAATGTTGCCCTAGGTCGTTCAAAATAGCGCGGGAGAGGGCTGGGGCTACCCGCCATTTACCCCCGAGGAGTTTCATGGGGAGGGGGCGGTCACAGGGGGTAGTAGGCGCCGCGCGGGGTGGAGCGGTCCACAGGCTCCTCCGGGGCCGGCAGGGCGCGACACTTCGCAATCTCCCGGTCAATGACTGCCAGCTCCTGGGCCGCCTTTGCCTGGGCCTCCGCCTTGAGGGCGTACAGGGCGCGCAAATGCCCGGCGGTGACCTCCTCCGGCGGGAGGGGCGGGACCGTGACCTCCAGGACCTCACTGACCCGGACGTAGCCCATACCCAGGGGGCAATTGTCCGGGTCCTGGTGGTGGGTGATGTCCCGGAGTTGCATGGAGTCATACTTGGGGTTGCGGTACAGGGCCACCTTGCGGATGGCGTCCAATGGCTTGACTTTCATTTCCCCGCCTTGGCCCGGCTGATCCGGGCAAACGCCACTAGGTCCATGCACACCCTGCCCTGTACCTTGGAGAACACCTCGGCGTAGCCATTGCGCGCCCGGTGGCGGTACAGCCACTCCAGGGCGTCCTGGGTCTCGGGGAGGAGGATGCCGGCACGGTGGAGGTGTTCCACCTTGAGGGGCACGAGGCTTGGGGCAGTGTCCCGCGGGTCCATTGGTAGGAGGACGCTGGCCGAATCCTCCACCAGCACCATGGCCACCGGGGACGGGTGGGCCATGCAGCGCATTGGCTGGTGGTGGGTATGGTGGGCGCCCTCACACAGGGACACGCGAGGGGCCCAGGTGGGACACTCCGGGCACCGGTATACGTAGAGGCTCACCGGCCCGGGTCCTTGGTAGTGGTGCGGACGCATTCGTCCACCAGGCGTTGCTTGTATCTGTGCAGCATAGCCGGTCGATCATTACGCCGCGCCCGCCGTATCCTGGCCACGGCTTCCGCAATGATTCCATCCGCCCTGCGTTGGTTGTAGGCGAGGTATAGCCGTAATGACGTGTCAACCACGTTCCCTCCGGGGCGCCGCGGGGTTGCGGACGTGGCCGTGGGGTGCGGATACTTGGCGGAGCATACGTCCCCGGAGGCACGGGCACAGCTTGGGGTGGTCCCTGTCCTGGTAGGTGCGTAGGTCCTCCAGCACCCTGCCACAGGCCACACACCTATAAGCGTACAGGGGCACTAACTCGCCTCCACGGTGCGCGGGGTGTCCAGGGCTTTGGGTGGGGGTGGTAGGGGCTCGATGCTGCCCGGGACGGCCATGTAGAACGCCCCAAATTTGGGGGCGCCCCAGTCCCGATCAGGCTCGATCACGTAGCCGGCAGTCACGCCCAGGGGTCTCCCGGTCATCGAATCACATATGTACATGCCCTCCCGGTAGTCCACCACGGTGACCAGTTCCCCCACCCTGGAGGGGTCACAGGCTGCAAGTACCCGACATAGGGTCCCGATGGGGATGCGCCCGGTCATCGGTCGGCCCCCACCAGTCGGGCAATGTCGGCCAGGATAAGCGGGGATTCGGTGAGGGCATCCCCAAGGGGCTTGCTCCGCCGTAGTGGGTATCATTCGGTGTCCCTCGCGCCCAGGACCACCATGGCCAGGTAGCAGCAATGTCGCCATAGCTGGATACGGCTGTGATTGCTGGTACCGCCGCCGGCCAATACTGCAACTAGGAACACCAGGGCAAGCGGGTACCAGATGGGCCACAGGACGAGGATGACTAGGCACCGCCATAGGGTTTTCATAGCTTGCGCCCCTTCCCGTCGAAGCATTGCGCCGGGTCCGTGAGCTGGCACCACCGTTGCCCGTATGCCTGGGATGGGAGCTTGGCGGGCTCGGGCTTCACCACGTGGGCGCACCGCGCGTACAGGCCGCGGTACTCCAAGACACAGCCCCACAGGGCGGCCTGGAGTTGCTTGGCCGTGGCGGCCTCGGGGATGTCACAGGGTGGTAGTGGCGGACAGGCCAAGGCCCGTGATGGCTCCTCCACGTCCCCCAGCCGGATGGGCTCGGGGCGGGTGGAGCACCCGGAGCACATGGCGAGGAGGAGGCACAGGACGATGGCCCAAAGGAACAGGCTTACGGGGGTGTCGCTGTAGGGTTCGCGTGACATGAATTACCCTCCGGCCAGGGCCAAGGCCCCCAAGAGGATGGACAGCACCAGCACCCACCGCAGCCCTCCCGGGCCATCCCGGCGCACGGTATCCGGGACGCTGGACAGGATCAGACCCAGCGATGCCAGGACCAGGAAGGTAAGGACGGCAATGGTGATGGGGGTCATTAGCGGAAGGTCTCCAGGTAATCGGGGGGTAGGGGCTTATCCAGACATGCCCACTCAGGCGTATTAGGGGCCTTATGGGCGGTGTTGGCCAGGGCCTTGGCCCGGGTAGCCCTTGCCTGTGAAAGTAGCGCCTGGGCCTCCTCCGTGCGTCTGGTGGCCATCTGGGCTGCCCTTACCAGGGCGTCCGCGTAGTCCTCGCCACGGCGGGCCCGGGACTGGTAGTAGTCGGCCTTATGGGCCGCCAGCTTGCCCCGCATACGCCAGTGCTCAACCAGGGCGCCGGTACCCACCAGGGCCACCGTGGCCACCCCGATGGCAGCGGCCTTGGCATACCTGCGGTAGGGGCTCAGGCGCCCTGCTACCCATGCCGCGGAGACCATCAAAGCACCCCCGGGCGCGGGGGACGGACAGGCGGGGGTAACATGGTCAGCCTCCCCGCACTTCGCACTTGTGGTCCCGCCATCGCGGGTCCTGGGGCACCACCACCTTACAGCGGAGCCGGCCATCCCCGGAGGTGGTCAGGGCGATAACCACCGGCTTATCCCCGGGGGCAATCAGGGCGGCGATGGTGATGATTGGCGAGGATGGCACCCCCGTGGTAACGCCCTTGCTGAGGACGTTGCTCGGGTCGGACTCCAGGCCGGCGAGACCCGCGTACACCCGGAAGTAGTGGGTGCCGGGGGCGAGGTTGGGCACCAGGAATCGCAGCTCCCGCACGCCGGAGGCCGCGGTGGCCCACTCCCCCGTCGTGCCCAGGCGTTGCTCCACGCGGTAGGTGATGCCCGCCCCGGCCGGGATCGGCACCCCGTCACTATAGGTGGTGACGGCGGCCCACTGGACACAGACGGCATTCCAGGCCGTGGTGGCGGAGCACGGGGTGGACCGGGAGGGCCCGGTCTGTGCGTGGGCGGGACTGACCACGTTCCACAGGAACAGGACGGCGGCCAGGGCGTACAGGAATCGGGCACGGACGAAGCGGGACATGGGGTACTCCTCGGGTCAAATGCGTTTGAATTGCATGGCGAAGCCACAGCGGGGCTTGCGCATGTCGGTGTCGGGGACGCCCCGCCGGTCCTCGGGCTTGAGTTTCCAGCCGATCCATAGACGGAACTGCTGGCCCCGGATCACGGGGAACAGGCACAACCCCGAGTAAACACCCTGCCAGCAAAACCATCCAAGGCTGGACCCATAAGACGGACTTGTCGCGGGCCACGTCCACACTGGAATGTGCTGAATGTGCGCCGGCACAATCGCGGGATTGATCCACGGAATAAACCGCATGTTGTTGGCTGGGTTGCGTAGTGCGCTCCAGCGGTAGGCGGACCATGCCACGCGGAGCTTGTGACGCCAGCCACCGGAGGGGGACAGGTAGGTGCCGGTGCGATGCTGCCACCACAGGGGACCATAGACCCCGTCCTCCTCATTACCCCAAAGCCACGTCAGCCACCCACCCCGCCATGCGGCCACGTTGTACGGGAGGGCCATGGGGTACAGGGACCGTGGCGTACCGTCCGCCGCGTACACCCGGGAGTCCCTGTGCACCCACGCGCGGGTGAGGCACAGGGGGACCAGGATCACGAGACCCACGAGCTGGAGGACCAAGGCCACCGCGATGTACAGGGGCCACAGGACCAGGGATGCGAGGATGGCGAGGATCATGTCTGCTGGTTCTCCGGGGTAACTTGCTTCTGCTGCTGGAGGTGGGTATCCGTGATGTGGGAGCCGCTGTACAGGGCCAGGATGCTCCCTGCGATGCCCCACCAGCTTGTAGCGTCCAGGAATGGCTCCTTGCCTATCCATGTCATCCACAGCGACAGGAACGCCATGGCAGTGGCCACCGTGATGATAAAGGCGGTCAGGAGGAACTTGGTTTGCTTGAATGTGGGCACGTTCACTGGAGTGTCCTGTGGGGTTTGTGAAAGTCGGCAAGGTTGTACTGGCGGGGCCTGCGGAGGTGTTGCTCGGCCAGCCGGCGCACCAGCTCCGCCTGCTCCCGTAACTGCCGCAAGGATGCCAATAGGGCATCAGCCATTGGCCACCCTCGCGCGTAACCAGTCGGGCACCATGGTGACCACGATGCCGATAAGGACCAGGGGGCAGCAAGCCACGGCCCACACTGCCAAGGCGCCCTTGGTGTACCCAACGCAGTACACGATGTACCCGGACACCGCTAGGATGCCGGTAAGCCCCACGCACAGGACAGCCACGCACAGGGTGCTGGCTACTACCAGCACGCGGACCACGTTGACGGTAATGGTCATCATTTGGTGGACCCTCCCAAGCTGGACCCGGGGTAGTACCGCCAGTCCGGGCAGCGTATGCCCATGATGGCGTGTACAGCCTCAGGGGACCGCACCGCCACCACCCGGCGAATGTCATACGGGGAAAAATTCACCCGGTTGTCCTGATTGCCCCCCAGGAGGTGGATAGTACGGGCGGCTGTGTCCACACCAGTAAGGAACCCCACATGATGGCCCCCTGTACGCTCCAGGACCACGATGGACCCATAAGGGGCAATGGCGACGGGGCCGACGTGTATCCCCCACTTAATAAACGCCCTGCCCCGGTAGAATGCCTTGGGCGGGGCTAGGCCGGCTGACTGAAGGCACCACGACACGAAGGTGGCACACCATGGCGTCTCATCGTCGGACCACCACGCCCCGAGACGGGCCAGCATGGTGGCAATGATGGGGGCGGTGACCTTACCGGGAATCTCCCGGGTCCCTATCAGGCGCCGCGCCTCGATCATCCAAGGGCAGCTCCGCCGCAGGTCGCTATCGCGCATTCCCTACCCTCCCTGAGTCGCCACCCACCAGCGTGCCGCCAGGGTGGCCACGGCGCCCACGATGGTGGCCGTTACTGCGATGGTCTTATACGCCCCTCGGAATGATCCGACAAGTACCTTGGTCTCCTCCTGGGACTTGGTGAGGGCGTCCACCTTGGCCTCTAGGCGCTTGTGGTCGGCGCGTAGCTGCTCCAAGTGGGCCGCGGCCTTGCCTTGGTCCTGTAGGAACCGTGCCCAGTTAAATCCGCCGCTCATGCGCACCACCGGCACTGTAAAGCCTCAGCTAGGCTCTTACACTTGTGGCCCCTCGGGACTCTCCACGGGCCATCCGTCCTCCCCGATCTGCTCCGGGGCGTTTTCCTGGGCTTGCTTGGTGGCGCTATGGCAGGACGCGCAGAGACTTTGCAAGTTACCTGTATCCCAGAATAGCGCAGTATCGCCACGATGAGGGACAACGTGGTCCGCGACGGTCGCCGGGACAATGCGAGGCTTACAGTAACGGCACCACGGCTCCTTGCGGAGCTGGGCCGCGCGGATGCGTCGCCACCGCGTGGTGTTGTACCTCGGGTCACTCAGGCGTCCCCCACGAGCTTGTCAGCGAATTGCGCCAGCTTCACAGCTTGGTCGGAGCACCACTGGGCACCCACGGAGACCGCGTAGGCCACCTCTACCAGGACCCAAGCACAGGTAAATTTCACGGCGTTCAGCATGGTCAGTCCTCCCAGTGTTTCATGGCGTGGGCGTGTATCCAGGGGGTATGCATGGCGCACAGGGCGCCGCGGGGCTTGGAGGCCCCCGCAAAGGACATGTACGTGACCGGATCACTCGGCCGCAGCTTGGTGTGGTGCCTGGACCATGACCACACCCCCTCATTGGTCCCCCACAACGGCACCTTACCCAAGACGGTGGACAGCCACGCCTGATCGCTGCCCACATACCTGGGCCATCCCGGTGGGGGGTGGCGCAGCTTGGCGGGAGTGGTGGCCGGGTCGAACTGGTCCCACACCTGCCGACAGGTCCCGGCCCGGAAGGCAAACAGGGACCCGTGGATGGGGGACACCCGTCCACCCATGGCCATGAAGTCCGGGGGGCTTACCCCGTCATAGAACGGGGCCAGGAGCACCGACAGGGAACCCATGACCACACTGTCAAGGTCCATTGACAGGATAAGGTCCCCGGGAGCAATCCCCAGGGACGCCTGGGTGGCGGGGTCGAAGATTCGCAGTCTGCGGTAGCAGTTGGGCTGGCCCTGCCGCTGTGGCAGCCACGGGTAGGCCGGAGCGTGCCCTACCCGCAGGCCGGGTAGCTCACCCCACAAGGGCAGTTCCAGGACGCCCAGGGAGGTCACTGCCCGGCGATGCCAGTCGGTGGGGCGGTCGGTAAGGCATACGATCCGCGTCCGCTGGGGAAGGTCCCCGTGGGTCAATAGCTGGCGGGCAATGTAGGCCACGTCCCGCCGGTCATACACCGGGCGCCAGCCTTTCCACAGCCATAAAATGCAATGCAAGGTCACGGGAGCCTCCAGCACTTTCCGGTGAGTATGTTGGAGACTTGAGACCTCGCCAGTCCTAGCATGGCGCCGATGGTGGTGCGATCTTCCCCGTAAGCATCCATGAGCCGCGCCCGTAGGGCATCCCGTATCGTGATCCGCGTCAGACCATTATGGCGTTTGTCAGGACGGCCCCGGCTACGGCCTTCCCTGTCTTGTGCGTTCTGCTGGAGCGTGCCTAGGTACAGATGCTCTGGGGCCACGCATGGGGGGTTGTCGCACTCGTGTAGGACATGAAACCCCGGTGGTACTGGGCCGTGGAACTTCATCCACGCAACTACATGCGCGTACCAGTATCTACCCATCCAGCGCAGCACCCCGTAGCCAAAATGGGATGTGCTACGGGTCCACTCTCGACACCCATTAGGCCGCGGGGTGGAGTGGGCCCAGAAGTCCCGCCACAGCGCGTTTAGCCGATATCCCTTTGGCACTAGCGTCCAGCCCCCAGGTCCTCCAGTAACACCTCCCACTGGTCCCGGCCCCTGTAGTGCCTCGGGTGGTGCTCCAGGGTGCACAGGTTGATTACCTCCGCGTCATAGTTGGCCCCTGCCAAGTTGCGGGACAGGTTCCACGCCAGCGTCACGTCCACCACCAGCCACAGACCGGCGATGCGGTCATACAGCAAGTCCGCCGCGCACCACCGGGATTGGAGGCCGCGGTCGGCCATGTCCAGGAACGTGCGGACAGCCTTCCGGAGCCGCTCATCCTGTCGGAGCATTTCCAGCGGGATGGGCCGGCACGTACCGGACCCTGAGGCCCGCCAGTCGTGGGGCCGATTCTGGACGTGGAACAGCCACCCGTAGTCATCAGTCACGCGGGCAATGCGAAGGGCGGACGTGTTGCCATGGACCATGGACTGCCACAGACACTCCGCGTATTGGAGCTTATCCCCGTACCGCTTGCCCTGCCCGAACACCTCGGTCAGCTCCGCGTCCACGTCCTTACGTGAGTGGAGGGCTCGGACGGTTTTGGAGCTGGAACCGAAACGGGCCTTGGACACGATGGGGAGGCCCAGCTCCGCGATGGCGGAGTCCACGGCCTCCTTGCACGGGCGCGTCCCCTGGAATACCCGCCCGCGGGGATACCAGTCCTCCAGGCGCCGCATTTGATAGGCGCGATTCTCATAGCACCGGATGTCCTCCGCGGACTGGACGCAGCGGCCACCAGCCTCGATAAACCGCAGGGACCACGCCCTCCCCTCCTCGGGGTAGAGCTGGTTAACCCGCGCGAACAGTGTCCACCCCTCCCGGACCATGCCCTCCGGGGCGGGGCACCCGGGGCGGTCCGGGTCAACGTCCCGGGTCTCGACACCCCGGGCCCGTGCCGCGGCCATGAGGGAATCCCCCCACTTACCGGCCAGGACCAGGAGGCGCAGGGGCTTACTTGCTGGGGACATAGCGGACGGCCTCCTTGGATGCGTTGGGGTACTTGCGGTAATACCTCTTTGCGAGGTACCCCATGGAAACCTCCATCAGGTCATAGGCCCCGCGGCATACCTCGTGCTTCATGATGATGCCGCGCCAGTGGTGGTTTCCCATGTGCCCCTTGTATTCCTCATTGTGTTGGTAATAGGAGCCTACAATCAGGTTACGGTGTACGCTGCCGTCTTGGAGGTACCGCTCCGCGGACTTTTTGCCCTGCTCATGCCCGGCTGTGTGGGAGAAGCCTATCGCCGTCAGGCGCCGCTCCGCGGCTCCGCCCCAGGGCTTGCCCGTGTTTGGGTGGGGGACGTAGTGCTGGTAACTGATACCGTCGATTTTGACCGGCTTTAGGAATTCGTGGACTTCCCACCCATGCCGCACGAGATTGAAGTCGTGATATCCCAGCTTGCCCCGCAGCTCGGGGTTGGCGTTGATGTGGCGCATGATCCGCTGTTCATGGTTGCCCAGGCAAAACACCAGCCGGGGGCGCCACACCTTGGAGGATCGCGGCCCGTAGTGGCGCCGCTGGCGCTCCTGGGCCGCCCGTATAGGGCGCATGAAAAGGTCCATGGCGAGGTTTCCCGCCTCGATGTCATCCCGGTATGCGCGGCCCTCCGCGGCCATGGTGCCCTTATCGTAGGAGGATAGGCTCGGCATGTCCCAGTGGTCCCCGACGTGGACGATAACGTCCGGCTGTTTCTCCGCGAAGTAATCCCCGGCCCACAGCATATGCTCCAGCGGGACCCCGGGCTTGGCTTGGGTATCGGGCACTATGCCGTGCTTGCGCGCCATTCAAGGCACCCGGTCACAGGCGCAAGCCTCGGGCCGTCCTGCCCCGCAGGTACAGCGCCACGTCCCACATTCCCCCGTCCAGTACATGGCAGGCTCCCGCCAGTCGGCGCCCGCGGGGACGTGTAGGGCCGGTCCCAATGTCGGGACCCGGGCCGCGGTGGTCTCCAGGTGGGCCGTGATGGCCCCCAAGAGGTTGAACAGCCCATGCACGGCATGGAGGTGGGGCTCCTTACCGGGCAGGGCGTCCGCGGTGTTGGGGCTCCACGGATCGTGCCCTACCACATGGCGCAGGAGGCCGTTACCCAGCCGCTTGCGCACCTCGGGGAGCTGGCGCCATTCGTTGAACGGGTCGGCGGCCCCCGCCAAGCGGTGCTTGTGTTGCATGTCATCCATCATGCGGGCCAGGGCCAGTAGGGCCGGGGCGAAGGGACGCAGGGCGTCCAGGAGTGGGGCCTTGCCTACGTCCGTCTTGTAATCATTCGGCGGCATTGCTTCCCTCGATCTGTAGAGGTGCCCCGCTGTTTCCCAGACCAGGGAACCCAGCGGCGCGGTAATGGTGGAGGGCGCGGACAAGGTGGCAGAATTCCGCGCCCGTGAGTTTGGGGAGGGTGAAGGTCCAGGGCTCATGGTTACCCCGGTGGGCAATGACCGGCAGGAGTTTCCCCGCCTGCTCCCGGGCCTGACGGAACCATGCCAGCCATGACGGGGACTCGACCCGCTTTACTTCCACGGCCACGGGGAGCCCCGACAGGATCAAGTCATATCCCCCCATGCGGGACTGGAACGGGTTCCGCTCCACCTGGGTGATGTCTCCCAAGGAGTCCCGGAGGAGCCGGGCCAGCTCTTGCTCCGCAGTCTTGCCCTTGCGTCTGGCGAACATACCCACGGCCTACTCCTCCACCGGGGGCGTCCACCGCTCCGGTAGCAGGCGGCCATCCGGCCGGCGCCGCTGGATGTAGACCAGTTGGGCGGTATGCAGGGCCGCCGCGCGGGCGTCCAGGTACCCACACTTGTCCCGGCCGTACTTGTCCAGGGACCGCTGGTAGGTCGCCAGCACCACCTCCCACATGGCCACCGGGCCGTGGTCCACCACCGGCTCCAGGAGGTTAAAGGCGGTGTCATAGCCCACTTGCCAGCACCCGCGTATGTTGTCGGTGGAGTCCCCGGCCAGGATTTGGGCGTAAAGGCGGAGCTGGGCCCCGCGCTCCGTCACGTCCAGGTGGCCCTTTACCCCGGACTGTTCCAGGACAAGGTGGCGGCCGGGAATCTGCCTCAGGTCCTTATCCAGGGAGGACACGATATAGCCGGTCTCGGCTTGGGTCAGCTCCGTGGCCCTCATGCCTATTTCGTCATCCGCCTCCCACAAGAGGGCCACCTTGGCGCCCCACTCATTTATGGCGTGTTGCTTGACGGCATGGAGGTGGTAGGGCCGGTCATTGCGGTCCCGGGCCCACTTGTATGTGGCGTCAATCAGGTGGCGGAAATTGACCCGTCCCGACAGGTACAGCTCCGCCCGGACCTTGCCATACCGCTCCTCCGCCGCGGCGATCACGCGGCGAATGCGGGCATCGAAAAACCCCGTGGCCTGTTCCACGGGGGACACCTCGCGGGACTCATAGGCCACCAGGGCGCGGCCCTCCGGGATGTCCCGTGTCAGGTCCCGCTTGCTTTCGTAGGGACCCACGAAAAGGTCCGGGGTGGTCTCCGTGCCCAAGACGTGCCCCAGGTACCGCTTGCGCTCCGCAGCCGCGGAGGCTGCAAACGCCTCCGAGTCCGCGTCTATCAGGAGCGTCCGCACGTGGCGCTACTCCTGTCCCAGGTCGGGGGCGCCGTCTCCGTCGTTGCGTGGCACGTCGCCCGGCTCGCCCGGGAGGATGCGCTCACGGATTTGCTTTTGCAGCCACGGCGCCAACTGCTGAAACACCGCGTTTTCACCGTCCTCGGGGGAGTAGGCCAGGAGGGGACGCTCCGCCTTGGGGGAGGGCATCCCCTTGGGCAGCGGGGCCAAGGTCTGGATGTTGGCATAGGTCTGGTCGCCCTTCTGGGTCTCCACCACGTTGCCCAGGAATGCCTTGCCCAGGATGGATGCCACATCGAAGTTACCGGCCTCGCCGGCCTTGAAGCGTTTGCCCATGCCACTCTCGATCAGCTTGCGGAGGGCGGCCTTTTCGTTCATGGAGGCGGTGAGTGTGGTCCCGATAACCAGCGGGCCCTCCAGCTCCTCATCCCCGCGCTTGTACGTCACCCGCTCTCCGGGCACCTCGAAACGGATGTACACCTTTCGCTTGGGCGCCGGGTACTGCGCACTGCCCTTCTGCATCCCCATATCCACCACCTGATTACACACCATGAGGTGGTTACCGGCGGAGACGTTGGTTCGCTGGCGCTTCTCGCCACCTTCTGAAAACTTCATGTGACTGGTTCCTTTGTGGGTGTAGTGGTGGGCCCTATCAGAGCCCTCGCCGAAGTGGGTGCCGTGGCTGGATTCTGCGGCCAGCTCCACGTTGTAGTCAATGCCGTACACAGCGTGTAGGAATGCCCAGGTAAGCGGGCCGTAAGAGTTTCCGCAGGTCTCGTGCCATGCCTCTATGTCATCCCGGTGCAGCTCACCCTCCGCGGAGTCATGCACCAACATTACCGGGTACCAGCGGATGCCCAAGCGCCGGCATTCATACACGAGACACAGGAAGGACACTGTGGCCATCTCGCCAGTGGCGAAGTATTGAATGGGCAGGTTGCGGACGATGGAGTATAGGGACCGCTTGGTGTCCGCGTTGACCATGCGCAGGTCCCCGTTATAGCCCTCCTCCCACCCCACCGGCCACTGAAACACCATACCCGTGGGAGAGACGTACTTGCCCGTCCACGCCACCTCATCATCCCAAGCCGCCTGGGCCGCCGTGATGCCGTGGTAGTGCTCGCCGAACCATTTGTAATAGGCCCGTTCCCGGTCGGTACCGGAGGACCCGCCGAACAGAGGCTTAAATGTGTGGGCCTTGGCTGCGGAGCGCAGGGCCTTCACGGCCTTGGGATCGGCCTTGTACTGCGCGAACAGGGCACGGTAGGCGGCATCATCCCGGGCACCGTCCCGGAGAACCTGTCCAGACTGTATGTGTGCGTCGAACTCCGGGTTAGCAATGTCGGCCAAACACTGGGGGCACTGGGACAGGAACCCGGCCCCGCGGAATTCCGCCTGTGACTGGTCCACCTCGCCGGTGACGTGATCGGCCCGCTTGCACGTAAACACGCCCTTGAGGTGTTGTGGGACATTCTGTAGCTGACAGGAGTAGTCCACCCCGGGGATAGGCTTACCTCGGCACGTCAGGCGGTGGGTGGCCGCAACCCCCTGCATTAGCTCCGCGTACACCACTCCGCCGGCCTTCTCGCATACCGCGGCGAAGTAGCGGAGGTTTTTGTCCCGCTCCGCGTACAGGTCCATAAGGGCCAAGTGATGCTTGGCCCATAGCTTCTGGCGTGGGGTGCGGGCGGACTTGGCCAGGGCCGTCATGGCATCCACGGATAGCTGGGGGCGCCCTCCGGGCCAGGACTTGCTACCCAAGGCCGCGGTACGCATTTTGTTGCCCTTGCGGTCCACCGGCTCCCGGAATCCCAGTGGCTCCACCAAGGGAGCACCGCGCACGGCGGGCACCTTGCATTTGCCACAACGACGGACGCCCTTGTGCCGGCGTAGCGGCTCACGACACTGGCAAGCCGGGTCCCACTGGTACTTGTCATCCTCGGGGGTGTCCGCAGGCCATAGGCCATATAGGAGGGGCGCCATTTCGTTGACGGATCGCGGGTTAGCTCCCCGGGTAACGTCCCTAAGGGCGGCCTCATGCTCGGCAATCTGCCGGGCGTTACGCTCCACGTGGGCGGCCACGCGGGCCGGGTCCAGTTGCTTGCCCTCCAGCTCAATCCGTGCCAGCTCCAGCATTTGCATCGAGCGGACGATGGTGAGCCGGACTTGGGCCTCCGTCATGCGCGCGAGCTGGGCCTCGTACACCGTGCGACAGTCCGCCACGTCCTTACGGTTGCGCTCCATCAGGCGGTCCAGGGGCACCTCCATGACCCGCCCCGCCTTTATCATTTCGTCCACCCACGGGTCCTTAGGCGCGCACCCGTACCGCTGGGCCGTGTCGTCCAGGTTGAGCCCCAAGCCCCGGGTGTTGTTGGCCACCAGCACCCACTCCGCCAGCATGGTGTCCCACCATACGAACTGTCCCGGGTCTATGCCGCGGGTAATGAGGGCCTGGGCCTCATACTTGGCGTTGTGGGCGATGAGGAGGACGCCGGGACGGGCCACGGCATGGAATCCGCGACACTCGGACAGTGGTTCGTCTGACACGGTGACTATAGGAGGCCACTCGGATACCGTCCGCTCCCGGTGTTCCTCGAACCCCACGCACCGGGTGGGGCTGGCCGGGTCTAGGCGCTCCGTCTCGATATCCCACGCCATGCCGGCGCCGGGCTTGATTGCATCGCGCCACCGCCAGAAGGTGGCCAGGGCGGATAACCCCTGCACCCTCACGCCTCCGGCGGGTTAAACATCAGGGTGTGCTGCTCCTCCACCGTGATGGGGAACGCTCGAATAACCCCGCTGATTTTGTTTCGGCAGATGGACACCACCCGCTGGTTTTTGGCGCGTAGGTCGGCGTTGACGCCCAATCCCAGAATCCAGTCCGCGGCCCCCTGTAGACCGGTCTTAGCTCCGTCAATATCGTCCAGGTCCAGGACGGCCTTACCCTCGCCACTGTGCCCGGCTTGGGTGATGGCCACCGCGGCGTAGCGGGCCTCATGTGCGTGGGCGCGTAGCTGCATCATCCCGGCCTCCAGGACTTCGTGTAGGGCCTCACCCCCGCCCCTGCCCACATGGCGGAGCTGGTCCACGATCACAAAGTCAGGGGACAGCCGCTCCACCAGATCCCGCACCGCTGGGAAACCATATATGCCGTGGACGATGTGGAGGTTGTCAGCGCCCCGCGTTTTCGCAAAGGTCATGGACGCCTCCAGGGCTTTGTCCCTCACGTCCTGCCGCTGGTGTGTCAGGGACTCCAAGCGGCCCAGGGTGCGGTAGGTGGCGTTTGCATACATGAGGCAGGATAGGTAGCGCATCATCAGGGCCTCCCCTGATTCCTCGTTACCGATGTGGAGGACCCGCTTGCCTTGGGTGAGGTAGGAACACCCAAAATTGACGGCCACCATGGTCTTACCAGACCCCGGGCGCCCGAACACTACCCCCGCGTGGCCCGGGGCAAAGCCCCCGGAGAAAACGGCATTGATGGGCGCCGGGTGGATGCGGGTACGGTCCCCCACCTCCCGGCGCAAGTCCTCTAATGTGATCTGGGTCTTATCCTGCTGGAGGGTGGGGGCCTCGGCCTCCCGCAGCTCCTCCAGGAATCCGTCCACAGGTTTGCCATTCTCCAGGGCCGCGGCCAGTCGGTGACGAATCTCCCGGATGCGCGCCTGCTGGACAGCGTGGGCCACATTCTCCGGGCTCACGTCCAGCTTGTCCCGGCTCGGGAGCTTGCGCAGGATGTCCACGATAGCCTCCGCCGTCTCCTCCCGCACGGTGGTGGCCCGGATGATGGCCTCCAGTACCACCGGGTTGACGGACTCCGCCGCCTGCTCCCGGTCATAGTACCCGTCTATTGCCTTGAGGAGCTGGCGGACGGTCTCCGACGCCTTGGGCGCCAGGGCCCGGGCTATGACAGTGTGGGCGCGTCGGCTGGCGAGACACGAAGCGAGGAGGTAAGTGTGGTTATCCATGTAGTCAACTGCTCCTCGGTCATGTCTTTGATGTCCGGTCCCAGTAGGCGCCGGTAACTGAAATTGTATCGTCTGGCGGCCTCTATGGCTTGGACCGTAGCGTCTGCGTCCAAGGCCACCACCACCACCCCGGCGTGCCTCCGTAACTCCGCGGCCTTCATGTCCGACAGGGACACCCCCAGCATGGCCACGGCCGACACCCCCGCCTGCCAGAGGCGCATGGCACTGAATACGTCCTCCACGCACACCACAAGGTTGGTGGTGGCTGTGGCCGGGAACCATGCCTGCCACACCTCCCTACCCGGGGACGGGTAGGAGCGCACCTTGGGGAGGGTACCGTCCGTCCGCCGTAGCACCCACCCCCTAAAACGGCCTGTGGGCCCATTACAGGGGACGTAGACGCCCCCGCTACCATGGTACTGCCTCACCCCGAAATGGGCTAATAGGCCCTCCTGTAGCCTATAGCGCGATGTCAGGTAGGCCACCATGCCCGGGTCCAGTGGGAGGGTGTCCACGTGGAACCCCTGCCGCTGGCCGTTCCTGGGCCCGGTGTAACCCAGTCCCATCCCGGAGGTGGCGTCCCAGGTGCCCCGGAAGGTGCATGACGCCCGCCAGCACTTGGCCGTGATGGTGCTCCCGTTGTGCCATGCGGACACGGACCGCTCCCGGGAGTCCCCACCCCCACACTCCGGGCACATGAGGCCGGAGGCTTGGGATCGGTTGCCTAGCTGGGTGCGAATGGCCTCCAGGTGGTCCACTGGGCTAGTCCGCAACGTAGGTGCAGGTAACGTGGATTGTAGTGGCATCGGCCGCCGCAGCGGATGTGGGGTTAAATGTGGATATCGTGCCGCTGGTTGTGTCAGTCATGCTCACATATGCCGCGCGTATGGTGCCGCTGCTAGTGGCGTTGGCTACACACACGGGTACGGTGGTCGCGGTTTGGCCCAAAATATAAGCCAAGGAAATACTGTAAGTGCCGGTACCCGTGCGGCTGCATGTGTTGATGCCGGATCGCGTGGACCCTGTGCCAGAGGACCCTACCGTACAATTCGTGGAGACATTGGTGGACGTGATCTGCGTCGCGAACGTGACAGTCACCTCCCCAGCTCCCGCAACGGCCACACCGTTGATATAAAGGCCCGTCGCGTTGAGCGTACCGGCCCCTTGGTCCCCACCAGTGGGGGAGCCCACCTGCACCCCTGGGCCGATGGTCAGGCGGTCCGTACCGCCAGTACCGATGGCCACTTGGTCCGCCGCGGGGAAGCGTACCCCGGTGTTAGCGTCTCCGGTATTAGAGTAGGCGTAGGCGCTCGTGCTGCCGTCGGGGGCGAGAATCGGGCCGCCCGTTGTTACCGTACCGGTCCCGAGGAAACTGAACGTGGGATTGTTAGTAGCGTTTCCTAACGCCACGTCTGACACGGCTATCGAGGCTCCGCGTGTGATGGCAATCGCGTTTCGGTCCACGGCGGAACCATCCGAACTTGTCCCCAAGCGCCAAACGGATGCGGTTGCGCCGAGTAGCCAGTCCTGCGACCCCGCGCCTTGATCGGTCTCGCGCCACCCCATGTAAGGGGTCGCGGACTGCAAATATACGGCCGTGCTGGAGCCGACACCCGACGACGAGAAAATGTGCGGCGCCGTCCACGTGGGCGCAATCGACTGTGACAGCGCCGGAGCGCCGTCGCTGCGCATGTAACTGACGGCCGAGCCGTTGACCGCTGACAGGCCGATAGTACCCGAAGGATTCGCCCCGACTACTTGCTGTCCGTCGTCGTACAGCGCCGACGCATTGACCGTTCCGGTGCCTTGCGAGCCTCCGGTCGCGGAACCAACTACCGCCGCCCCCCGCAGGAATATCGTCGGGTTGTCCGTGGTGTTTCCTAAAGTCAGGTCCGTTACCGCATTGCCGCTACGGTCAATTTCAAAGGCGGATTTAACCGCAGAGCGCGCATCATCCAACGCGGCTATCGTGTAGGTGCTGCCCTCCGATGAGGTGCGCCACGTGGTGTTGTCCGCCGCTTGGTCAGTCTCCACAAACCAAAAACCGGGCCGTGCGGACGTAAAATTAGTCCCGTTTGATGCCGTAGGGAGGGCGGTAAACGAGTGGTTGCCGGTCCACGTCGGCGCGATGCTCTGTGACAGCGCCGGGGCAGCATCGGAACGCATGAATGTGGACGCCACACCGTTGACCGCGGACAGGCCCACACTTGCCGTGGGGTTGGCCCCCGTGGCCCCGTTGATCGTGTTGCAGCCCCAGGTGTTGGCCGTGGTGTCATAGGTCACGGCACTGGTGGCCGCGTCGCAGTCCGTCAGGGCCTTGGATTGCCACGTGGTCCCGTTCGCCACGGCCACCGTGTCATCCGTAACGGTGGACATACCCAAGCCACCCCGAGAGGCGGCCAAGGTGCCGGACCAGCCCGCCGTGATGCTGGCCGCGTTGACCAGGGCCGTGGATGGTGAGCCTCCCAGCGTCAAGGTCACGTTGGTGTCATCCACGTCAGTCAGTGCGGCCCCGCTGGGGCTCGCGTTGGTGCCGCAGGAGAAGGCATTGGTGGTGGCGTCGTACTGTAGGACCCCGGTGGAGGAGTCACAGTCGGGCACGGCCTTGGATTGCCAAGTGGTGCCATTGGCCACCGCCAATGTGTCATCCGTCACCGTGGACATGCCCAGGCCGCCGCGACTGGCCGCGAGCGTGCCGGACCAGCCTAAGGTCAGGCTGGTAGAATTGATAACCGCCCCGGTGGGGGTACCTCCAAGTGTCAACGTCACGTTGGTGTCATTGGTGCGGGTGATGTTCCCCAAGCTGGACACCCCGGTACCACCGTTGGCCACCGGCAGGATGCCCGTCACGGAGGCCGCCATGTCGATAAGGGAACACGTCCCCGATTGGTTCAGGTACTCATTGGTGGAACATGACGCCCACAGGGCCACCACGTCCGCGGCCGTTGCTGCCGTGGTCATGGGCGTGGAGGTGGAGCCCTTGAGGATACCCGTGGCCGGGCCGAATACCGGGTAAGTGGTCTGGGCGGCGAGGGGTGCTGCCAGGAGGACCAGGAACAGGGGAAGTAGCTTGCGCATTGGTAGGAGCCTCTTACGGAATGACCAAGAGCCGGTTGGCCCCTGTCGATTTTTTGATAACCACGCTCATGTACTGGAGTAGGGTCACGTTGGCAAAGCCGCGGAACCGATTGGAGGCCGCGGAGTCCGTATCCTCCACCGACAGTGTAACCGTGTTGGTGGCGTGGATGTTGGTGACCACGACTTCCTGTCCGTCCCGGAGGCGACTGGCGTCTATGCCTGTGATTGTGGCATTCCCGGATGTGGGGTTGATGTCTAGGACTCCGGTGGCCTCGTTGAGGCTACCGCCGCCGTCCCAGTCATTGGTGGCACCCAGTGCGATGGTGGTCTCCACGCGGTCCACCGCTATGTGGGTGTCATCGAACAGGACCACATCCTCCAGGGTGCGGACGCTGGCGCCCACGGTCACCTCGATGTCGAAGCGTCCCGGGCCCTCCGTGTAAAAGGTAATCATGCCATCGGCGGCCGACTCAGTTTGCCCGGTGGGGTCCAACGGGGACCCCCCGGTACGATCTGCGTAGATGTCCACCGGGTCCCCCGTCTCCGCATCTGTAACCACGACGGTGGCCCCTGGGACAACGTTACCGGAGTCATCCACCGCGGGGGCCTGAAAAATTGCACGTCCCATATAACGCCTCTAGTTGATCTGGTCGCCGATGATGGACCCGGAGGCCACCGCGAACGTAATGTAACTAACCCCGTCAATGGCCACCCCCGCGGACGTGTAGCCCAAGCCACCGCCCTCCGCGAAACTGCCATCCTGTCCCAGGTTGCCGCCGTCGCCGCCTGTG